CGAGTAGACGCTTGATGAAGACGATCTGTTGCTGATTAGCTTTGCGCGTCTGCTCCAGTTGTGTCCCTAAATAGACAATGTGCTCACGCATTGTTTGGCGCTCTTTGTCATCCATGACGCAGTCCCCAGCAAGCAATCAGCGCCGCATCTGCTCGGCCATCATCCTTTTTGCGCTTGAAGTAGTCCACGTTATAAGGGAACAGCTCCATAGCCCTTGCTCTAGCGCCGTCCTTGCCACCGCTGACCCCCATCGCCTTTTGCCATGTCTGTGGCGTAATCAGTGTGGCTTTGATTGATCTTGCGGCAATGACACCTTCAATCGCACCAAGGCTACGCCCAAAGGAAAAAACGCTGGTAACGCCTTGGCCAGCCATTGCAAACACCTTTTCAATGTATGCCTCTTCGGGCTTGAACTCATCCAGTATGGCGATTAGCTCTGGAATACTGATCTGACGCTTGGCTTTGCCGTTGCGAGTGAGTGAGACTGTGGGCATATCCACGATGCCTGTGAGGGTCTCGCCTCGCATCATTGCTATAGCGCCATTCAAACCTACGTCAATGCCAATGATCTTGCGCGGTGTAAATGTGGTCATTTGACGGCATCTTCCATGGCTTTGTTGAGGACTATCAGGCGAGCAGATACAAGCGCATCAGCCGCCTGATCCAAGCGCATCACGCTGCCGTATAGTGGCTCTGTGGTCCCACTCATCCAGCGGGATACCTGCGCCTGATCGATCTCGGCAACGCGGCAGACATCAGACATCCTGTAGCCGGCGCATTCAACTTTATGGCGTATAGCAGAGAGTGCTTCTTGTGAAACTGTTTTCATGTAGAGTATGTTAACCATGTTTTGTGAAGATGGTCAAGTATAGGTAAAAAAAGGGGGTCAGCGCAAGCCAACCCCCAAAAAGGCAACTGACGAGGAACTAGAAAACCCCGCCAGTGCTGAGTTTACAACAATAATAGTTGACTACTTTGTAAGGTCTAATAAATAGTTGTTGACGACTTCGTCATGCGTGATATTATCAAGTCCTCAACAACGCAACCCCAAGGAGATTTCCAAATGACAAACGCAACTCAAACAACCGCCCAAGAAGAACGCAACATCAATATGTATGGAGTCGCTGATATTGATGCTTATGTGGAATCGGTCAAAGAATCCATCACATACCAATTCACAGGCGCAAATATGGTGGTAGCTGGCCTGATGTCAGATGCACAAGAATTGATTGCTGGTGGAGCACAAAACAGCAGCCGTCAAACATTGAACATTGCCAAACATATTTTGTTTTTGATCATGGATGGCGAATTGGTTGGCACAGTAGAGCGCAAATAATAACCAGGGGGCTACGGCCCCAATCTTTCAACCTTAAAGGAGAATTGAAAATGACACAAACTACCACCATCACCGCAATCATTGCCAACAACGCATGGCTGTTGCGTTTGGTTGATGGCCCTTATATGAGCCTTGAACAAATCCAACAACACTTCCCTGATGCAAAACACCATCTTTCTTTTTTCAAGGAGCATGGCGATGCTTGCGTTCAATATGTTATTCGTGGCAAGGACACAATGAAGTATGACTTCAAACAACATCAGCAGTTTCAACTCTAAGGAGACATCGAAATGAACCACACCCAGCACCCTTATATAGAGCAAGCAAGGCGCTTAAACCGCCGAGCAAACTCTGCCCTTGACTTCCTCGCCGCCATCGCTATCGGCGTTGGCTTTGCCCTTTTACTTTCAGCATGGTGGTCATCATGAGCAAGAAGATGCAAGACGAAATCGACTTGGAAGTAGTGCGCCTCTCACCCCCCAAAGAGACTGCCATTGGCGTGATGACGCAAGCCGAGATGGTGCAATTGATTCGCAAATCTGTGAACTGTGGCGCAGTCATTGGTTGGGCTCACGCCGAGAGATTCACCCGAGAGCGTATGCAGAGACAGCTTGATCAGATTGAGTATGAGATGAAGTGCATCAAAGACCGACTCAAAGACGCTGAGATGGAACTGCTGGCGGTGCAGAAATGAAAGGCGATTGGAGGCCATCAAGAGGCACAAAGATAACGCTACCGAGCTGGTACGCTAAATCGTTTCAGTATCCCAAACCAACTGATGTGCAGGCTACATGGCGGCGCTTTGGTTGGATTCCACCAAGTGAGGCCAAGACATGGAAACAGCCATAACCTTTTTTTTAATTGCCTTGTTTGGCATTTTTGTGGTGATCGGCACACTGCTCTGCCTTGTTTTGTTTTTGCTTGAATGCGAGGTTGAGTGATGAAAGAGAAGATAGAGCTGGGACGCGCCATCAATGTGCGCCTAACCCAGTCCGAATACGCCGAGTACATAAGGCTTGGCGGTGTAAAGTTTTTGAGGCTCTTCTTGCAGACAAGTGCAGGCATTCAGAAAGAAATTAAGGAGAAGAAGAATGAACGATAAGAAGAACGCATTTGACTGGCGTGATGGCACACCAAGTATTTGGCAAAGAGACAAAGAATTACGCCAAATGACGCAAGGCAAAGCATGGGGTCTGGCAGTGCAGGCGCAGATCGAACTGAACAAAAAGAAACAGGTAACTGTCTACTCACACGCAAAGCCTAGCAACAAATGAAGTCTGTACGCCTGCCACGCATCATCAATCTGCTTCAGCTTGTCGGATGCACTGCGCCAGAGGTTGCTAACAAGGTGTATTGCACCGAGAGGTCAGCTCAGATACTCATCAACAAACTGCGTAAGCAAGGTGTGGTGCATATTCAAGAGTGGCGCAGATCAGGCAATGTTTGGGTGGCGGTGTACAGGTATGGCATAGGCACTGATGCCGCCAAGCCTAAACCTCTGACGGCGCAGGAAAGGCTTAAACGCTGGAGAGCCAAGGAGTCCTTAGACGATCATGCTTTTCGCATGGCCAAGGAAAGAGCAAAGAAGTGGAAGATTAAGCGCGATCCGCTGGTGGCTGCGCTGTTTGGAGAAGCAAATGGATAAAGAGAAACTGAAAAAATTCCTCAATGAAATGCTTGAGCAGGCCGATGAAGTTGAGGCTGCATCAGGTGAAATACCAACTGCTCAAGAAGCAATTGGCTGGATCATCGACTGGCTTGACGATCAATCATCTAAAAGCAAACCACCTTTGGACAAGCCGCCAGCATAGGTCTGACCCCTGATAATCATGTCTCTCGCTGTTTCAGGAGAAACACCCAATCGCATTGCCGTTTCACCAATCTGTTGCGCCAACAGCTCTAGCTTTGGTGCGCCAATGGGTGATGTCACTCCAGTTGCCCCTGATCCAGCGCCCCAAATAACAGCTTGTGCAGGCACTGCCTCAATACCCATTGGCTGGGCAATTTTCTGTCTAAAAAATGGGGCAATTGATACCATTTCAGGCACAGACGCGCTAGCTTTTGGTATTGTTGGTACTCCCTTTTTGGTAGTTGCTCCGCGTACATCTGGCAACCCAAGAAGTCTTGAAAAATGTGCGTCACCAACAGCAAATCTTGTTTGAAAGCCTGTTTCTGGCACACCAGACGCAACGATGTAGCTTGGTACTTTGGCTGAATCCATTTCAAGCAAACCGCTTGCAAGATACTTACCCATCGGACCGGCTTGTGCAGTGCTGTGATATGGATGACCAATCACTCCAGCCAATTCAGGCGGGAAGTCTGCTCCACGCTTAAATTCAGATACCCCGCCAAATTTTCTGAAGTCTTCAAAACGACCAAGCGTATCCATCATGTTGGCAGCAGTGCCGCGATTCAACTCTGTAAGCACTTCGCTGCCAGGACTTGCCATACCTGTTAGCGTATTGAATTTGTTGTATTCACCAATAGCCCTATCAGGTCCATAAATGTCAACAAACCTCTTATATAAAGGGTCCATGGTGTACCAAGATGCCATGCCTTTGTATAACTCAGGCTGTTGCTTTGCTTCGGCCACAATGTCTTGCAAACGCTGTACATTGCGTGGATTCATTACCTGTTGTGCATGAGCAGCACCTTTGGGATTTTTTGCGGTTTTAAATGGCGCATCAGTGATATTGCCGGCGCGTGTGCCTTGCTGAGAAATATCAAACAAATCTTGTCTTGAAACATTAAATAATTGTTTAAGCAAAGGATTTTCTGGCGCAACACGACTTGCAGCTTCCTGAACCAACTCTCTAGGATTTTTGTAAATATCAGGAAAAGCAATTCTTTCTGGGTTCATCACAGTAGCCATCTTTTTGGTCATCCCAACAGGCGCAAATGCCATTGGACCTGACATGGTCATCTCTGTGAGCTGATCAAATGCGGCCTGATCTGTCACCTTCATGGGATTTTTCTTGTCGCCAAATGCTCGTTTATTTAAATCACGAAACTTGGCTTGTGACTCTTTAATTGATGTAAGGCCAGACTCAAGCAGACCGCCAACTCCTTGCATCTGCTGAGTCCTGTTTGGGTCTTGCATATACGCAAGTGCATCGCCAAGTAAGCCTGTGAATTGGGTCGCCATGATTTATTGTCCTGCTTGTGATGCACCAATTGCAGTGCCAAATCCAAGTTGATTTGCCTTTGCTCTCAATGATGTAGCCAGTGGTTGAACTTTCATCATGTTGGCTTTGCTCATCATCATTGCCGCCATTTGTGGATCAAGCATTGCCTCTACCAGCAGCTGCTGAATCTGCTGATCGGGCAACTTATACAAGAAGTCCAAAGGCCGAGTCATAGTTCGCAGTGTGGTGTTAGAGGCCATAGACTCGCTAAATACTCGGCCAATAAGGTTACCCATACTCATGTTTTTGAATGTGTCAGAGCCTGGTGCTTTAACGCCTGGCGCTGTAGCCGCCATACCTCGGTTAATCTCATCAATGATGTTATCCAAGCGCGTCTGAGCTGGTACAGACAGCTTGAGGTCAAGCTCTTCTGCCTTAGATGCCAACTGGCGCCGTAAACCACTAGCGGCCAATACAGGCTCACCAGTCATTATGTTTGGCTGGCCTGTAGTAATACGGCGCTCAATGTCTTGCAGCACTTTCATCTGATCTATTGGGCCAGACATCTTGGAGTATTTGTCCATGTATGTTTTAAAGCCTGGCGCTGATGCCTCAATCACATCATCAACAGCCCTTATCACGTCTTTTAATTGACCGGCGGCAAGGCGCAGGCTTGGATTTTCTTGGTTGTACTTACCTTGCGCCGCCGCTGCCAAGTCTTTGCGTACCTCATATAGCTGCATTGGAGTTTTTGCCCTTGCCACACGATCAGAAGCAAACTTCATAGCGTTTTCAACATCCATACGCACACCAACATTGCTAGACATAACATTGTCAATAGCCTTGTTGACCACCAAGTTTATGCCGCTTTGGAATGTTGCTGGGTCAACTGTAACGCCGGCAAATGCTTGCTCACGCAATGGTCTTGTTACATCTGTACGCTTGGCCTCGGCTATAGGTACTGAGCCAGGCTTGCCTGATATTCTTCTGAATGCGTCAAGCAAAGACTGCTGATTTGCGGACAGTCGCGTAGCAAATGCGCCAGACTCATCCAAAGCTCTGATGGCGGTTTCGGCAGAGGCCAAGCCAGGGTCGTAGGCAGTGGCGGCTGTAGTTGGACGCACATCAGGCACAAGTGGCACTGCATTGGCAAGATTTTGCTGTGCTCGCGTTGGGTCTGTTGAAAGTTTATTAAGCAAACTTCCAATGATGGTTTGTCTGCCTTCCTGAGTAAATGGTTGCACCATAGATGAAACAGGCGCAACGACAGGTTTGTTCAACAGTGCTCGGCTTGTCCCAGAGCCTGGAGCCACCATACCAGTCACCAACGCACCACCCATTTGAGCCAATGGAGGCGCACCACCCTCACGCAATGCGCCTGCCGCCGCTGTTGATGCTGTAGCCGCCGCAGCTTGTGCGCGTGGATTTGTAGCCAGCATCTTTAAGAATTCTTGTGCCTGTACAGATGTAGCCGCAGGCAGTGCTTGTCTGGCAAGATTAGCAACACCACCTACGCCGTAGCCAGCAGTTGAAATATCCTGCACTACTCGTTCTTGACCTGTCTGTGGCTCTGGGAAACCCATTGCCGTTAGCGTTTTAGGTATAGCCTGAGTCATTGTCGGCACATTAGTGCCTGCGGCCAAATTAAAGAAGTTGACGGCAGGGTCAACCACTAACGGCAACATACCGCCAGCAGACATGACGGCCTGCGCTACAGGACGCGCAGATAAGCCAGCCTGACGACCAAGCTCATCCATCATGCTTGGTTGTTGTGGAGCTTGCAAAGATCTAATGTAATCAGCTAAAACTTGTGCTGACGCTGTATCGCCAGCCGCATCAGCAGCAGCCAAAGACTTATATAGATCGTCAATAGTTGGTTGAGCCATTATGGTTTCCTTGGTGGATACTTGTTCAATATATCTTGAATATTTGAAGGTGTTCCTGCTGATGGAGCTGGAGCTGATTCCCTAGGAGTAAGTACAAATGTTTTGGGCAAATTCATGATTGGTTGACCAAACTGTAAATTATTATTTTCAGTTTCTTGAACAATCCTATCTCTTAATTCACGAATCTGTGCATAAAAAGCAGATGGTCCACCAAGACCTTTAATGTATGTCGCCAAACCAGTTGGACTTCCAAGTTGAGCTTGTAGTCTTGGCAAATCTTCTTTATTCAATACGCCAAGCTCTGCTGCAAGCCTTAATTTTGTCAGCAAGTCTTCGTAAATAGCCTCTTGAGATGCGCCTTTTGAACCAAAGCCGCCAAGTTGCATTCCTTGCTCTCTAACCATATTCTCCATTTTGTTTAGCGATGCAACAAAATTAACGCCAGCGTTAATGGACTTTCTTGCGGCAGATATCTCCTCTGGTCTTGGGGCCATCGGCGTTGATTTAACACCAGCAGGCAATGGAGCAGCAGTAGCACCAGCAGTGGGTGAAACAACAGGAGCTGGTGCTGGCGCTCTTGCAGTAACTGGTGCAGTCACGCCAACAGCACTTGGCTGAACAATGGTTGCTGGCGCAATCGATGCCGATGGCGTAGGCATACGGCCTTTAAAACTGGGCTTTGGAAATGAATCTGGAATTGGCGCAGGCTGTGTATATACAGTGCGAATTGATCCATCAGGCTGAACCTGTTCAGTAGGCACTGGCTTGCTTAACTCACGAAACGCCAAAGCATATTTGGGGCTGCTTGGGTCTTCTGTCAACAAGATGTTGTAAGCCGCACCAGTTGTGCCGCCACCAAATGGTCCTTCAGCAGTCCCAAGCAATGTTGCTTGTCTTGATGTAGTGTTGTACTGATAAGAACCAATGGCAGGCAAACCAAGTTTGACGGCTTCTGGTCCACTCACAATCTTGAACTCCTCACTAGGAGCTTTTATGGTGCTAATCTTTCCTGACCTGTTATCGACTTGATATGTTCCGCGAGGATCAAGTCCAAGGTCAGCAGCGTCTTTACCTGTAACAGTGTCAAAGCTCTCACGCTTCATGCTTTCTTCAAAAATCTTTGGCAATAAAGACTCAGGGTCCATTGCCACCAACAATCTTTGTTGAGGAGATAAAGAAGAGAAAATATCTTGCGGCGTTCTTGGCTTGGCTGATACTGAAACTGCTGGCAATAATGGAGGTGCAAATCCTTCTGGCATCTGCTGACCAATCAATGATGCACGCTCATTAGTAGGTCCAAAAGGCGATCGACCAATAATTTGAGACTGCATTGGAGTTATGACATCACCAGCCATTGGAAATGGTGTTTGAGGCTGTGCGGCAACAGTTGGCGCTGTTTGATCGCCAATAAGACCCTGCATCAACATCTTTTGCAATGCTTGTTTTCGTTTGTACTCATCCAGCTTCTGCTTAGTCAGCAACTGAGCCATAGCCCCCTGCTGCGCCTGCTGATAACCCTGCTGACCACCAGCGAGTCCAGCGCCAAGTATCTGCATGAAACTGCGAGGTACTGTGCTTGGTGCGCTGGCCTGTGACGCGGCAATCGCCGCTTGTAGCAGAGCCTGACGATTCATCTGCTCGGTCTGAGCCGCCGTCAAATACTCTTCTAGGCCAGTAGCACCGCCACCGCCAAAGATGTTGCCGAGTAAGCCTGTGAATGCTCTATCCTGACCACCGCCTCTGATGGGGAGTGGTGCAAACTGATAAGGCTGACTCATCTGCGCTAGGTTTTCTTCGTATGTCGCCATGATTTATGCCTTTCCAAGCAGTGAGCCAATGTAAGCGCCGGTCAGTCCACCTGACAGCAAACTACCAGCAGTATTGTTGTACAAAGGCTGTGATGATGTCTGACCAACATTCGCAGGCTGAAGTCCCAATGCGCCGCTAGTGATGCCCAAACGCTCAGTGCCTAAGTTACGCAACGCATCAAGCCTTGCCTGCTCAAGTGCAGTGCGTGTAGTGCCAAGACCTAATGAAGTCTGCAAGCCTGCAATGTCCATAGGACGCGCTTGCAGTCCAAGGTTAGCCGCCTGAGTGAATCCAGCAGACCTCAACTGTGCGCCAGTGGTTGCCGCTTGGCGCAATGCCGCCTCGTTGGTCATGCCGCTAACTACAGCTTGGCGTGAACCGCCAAACGCTCTCGCCCTAGTCGCCTGATCTCTGTTTGCCTGCTCCTGCATCAAGCGTGTACGCTCAATGTCGCCCAAAGCACCTTGCACCACTTGCTCTTGGTAAGGGTTATAGAACCTTGCAATATCAGCCGCACCAAATGGTGTCATGCCGAGGTTGTATAGCTGTTGCTCTGCGCCGGTGTACATCGCACCAGGCTGTGCAATTTGTCGCGCCTCTAAAGCAGCCGCCGTCTGTTTGGCTCTCTCAAGATTAGCCAAGTACTCGGCCTTCATTTGAGGATCAATACTTGATGTAGTGGTTGTTGATGTAGGCGCATTGGCAGAGCCAACAGCACTTGTCACTGCACCAAGCAATGCGCCTGAAATACTGGGATTAGCCTTTGCAAAGTCTAAGATTGCAGTGCCTACGCTACCTAAAGAACTTAAATTTGGAAGAGTAGTCGCCGCCGCAGTCGCCGCATTAGTTACTGCTGCAGGAACAACAGATGGCGTTACACCGGCCATAGGACTACCGCTACCGGTAGGAGGTACAGGTGGAGTAACGGGGGGAGTAGGCGTTGTAGTAGGTGGAGTAATGGTGGTTGGTAATGCCGCTGTAAGGCCAGTGACTCCAAGGGCAGCAGGAGTTAATCCAGTAGCGGCGGCTGTTGCATTTACTCCAGCCGCACCAGTACCAAATCCAGCTAAACCACCCGCTGAACCACCACCAGCCGCCAATCCTGCTGCTGTTGCACCACCGGCAGTTAATGCGGATAATGGTATTCCAGTAGCGGCTGCTGTAGCCGCCGCACCCGCCGCACCAGTACCCATACCAGCTAATGTTCCACCAGCCGCACCGCCTGCCGCACCAGCACCCAATAGACCAGGCAAATATGAAGCACCCAAACCTAATGCAAACATTGGGGCAAAGTCTTTTACAAAGCCACCCAATCCACCGCCACTATTAAACTCATTTAAATCCCCAATTCCATAGTCAATAATCTCGCCTTTTGCATTTATTCTTGGTGCAGAAACTATGTTTGGTTGATTTGGATCAGGATATAAATATTGACCTGGCTCCAGTGTCAACTGCTTAAAATTACCTTGTGCGTCATATTGGGCAACCAGTGGAATATTCTGAAATGTTTTGTCCGTTGGTACTGTGTAGCCTGTAACAGAAGCCCCATTCCTGACTTGAGCATAGTCTCTATCTGCATATTGGTTAAATTCTGGATTGACCTTCTCGTATGCTGGAGTAAATCCCTGTAGCCCTCTATATTCCGTTGGAACTGTCGTTGTGCCTAATTGAGTGGTGAGATTTGCCAATGATGCAGGGTCTAACGCTTGACCCAATGATGGCAATGGCTCTTCCACCCTTTGCGGAAAACTATAACCACCAAAACTAAAAAACTCACGCAAACCAGTTTGAGGATTTATCGTTCCAGCGCCACCCATAGACTGCAACAGTGCCGCCTCTTCGGGGTTAACGTGGGCGAGCATGGTGTCACCATATCTACCCTTTGAGGCTAGATTCTTATATTGACCAGTCAGCATATCGAACATATTTATCCCCTTAATACCTTGAATTTTATCTCTTACCCATTGGAACCATGTCTAGTCGCATCACGCCAATGCGCCAATCTGCCAACACATCACCTGTCACCACCATGTTGAATTGCCGACCCGAAAACCTCACGCTGGTGGGGTTAGCCGCTGTGTATGGCCCAAAGGTTGACTCTGTACCTGTAGGATAGAGTCTAGTCTTAAACGACACTTTTGCCTCACCCAAAGTCTGCTCATCGGGTATGACTTGGCGAATATTAAACACGTTGTCGCCGTTGCCAATCTCTAGCGGTCCAGACTCGGCAAACAATGTTGCGCCATCGTAATTGAATCCGACTTCATGTTCATTAACCTTGCCAGTCGAATCGACCATCAATGGCAATGTGAAAACGCCAGCGTCAGCGCCTGCCAACCTAGACAATACTCCAAGACTCCAGTGATTTTCTCGGTAGTTATACGTTACATACGAATCATTTTCGACACCAGCATTACTAGGATAGAACCACCAAATCTCGCCAAATTTGCTGTTGTGAACCGCAACAACCTTTGATCGCTGATCTAAGTTGATATTGCCAAAAACATAATCAGACACATCGCAGGCCAATGGCTTGACGTAGCCGTCATATATAAAGAATCCTGACTTACTCATCCAAATCGCCGCAGTGTCAATCGCCGCAACTGATTGGGTAGAAATCAAACCGCAACCCGATCCTGCTTTTTCAAAGCCATAAACGAATGGCGCACCAATGTATTGAGCAGTATGCACATCAACATCGGTAAACAATAAGTTGATGCCTTTGACCTTTTTGCCAGCCATCAGAGTGCCAGAGGTGGTTAGTTCAAAATCACCAGCCAAGTTGTCTGCCGCTGGAGTCCAAAGTGTATTGTTTTCCTGATCACACCATTGGACTTTTCGAGGATTACCACCAGCGCCAAGTGCAAAAAGAATCCTATCAGCAGTCACCATAATAGCTTTGTTGTTAGTTGGTGCATTGGTGATAGCCGCCGCCAATGTTGGTGTTGTGAAACCTAATTGCCACTCATAAATCTTGCCGTCATGGTCTGAACAGCCAACCAAGTATTCTCCCCAAGTGTCAAGGCTCCAAGTCGTGGCGATGTTTGCAAGACCAAGGTCTGGTCGCGGTACACCATAAGCAAAACTGCCGTAAAGATTTTTTCCGTATCCTGTCGTGCTGCTGGCATCAACATAGCCAGTTGTGAATCCAGTAGGTGTGATGTCCTTTAATACGCCAACATTGTCCATTACAAAGAGCTTAGAGTGAGTGCCAAGACCAATGTAAGAGTTAGCAGAATTGTCACGCCAAGTAATAATCGCCCGACAAGTGCCGGTCACAGTCGATGCCGACCTTTCTCTCCAGCCATTGACAGGACGCAATGTGTTTTCGTACCATCGGACTAGGTTGGCATCATGCCATCTACCAGTAGACTGGTATTCTGTGCCGTTGCGGTAAACGCCTGGTGGGAGTTTGATGGGTATGTACATGATGGCTATATTGTCGGTAAGTTGGACACAAAGCTCATTGTGACAATGGCTGATGGCACTGCTGGTCTAGTGGGGCTAGAGCTGGCGGCATACTGTTCAATCGTAACGCCAACATCGCTTGGCCTCCACATGATTTCAACATAATCATTTGCATTTAAGCTCACAAAATAGTTGAGTGCTGCAATGATATGAAATGGGTCGCCAACAGATTTTCTTGGTGAAAATCCAAATCGACTGTTTGAGTTTGCTACATTTGTTCCATTAACGCGAAACCAAACATCTACATCGTGAGATGCGTTTGTCGTGTTTGTAAACTGAATGGAAAACTGCAAGTTCCAAATTCCGCTATCCGCTACAGTGATCCTAGAACCACTGGCTATCGTCACGCCATTGCTGAAGTCTGTTGTGTTGAATGTGACGGCATAGGCCGTTGTCGTGTTAGCCGCAACTTGATCTGTTGAATCTTGAAAAGCACCATGTGGATTGTTCAAGAACTTACCACCACGCACACCAAACAACGCGCCCAGCGTACTGATTAGACTGCGAAAGTAGCCGTTCAATGCCCCATTAATTTCAGCAAAATAGCTGCGCTGATACCCCTCTGGCGCAAAGCCAAGGCTTGGAATTGATGGGACTTCTAGCTGCTGCTTTTTATTGGACATAGCATATTATTTCACTTATGTCCTGTCTATGCCCACTAAGCCTGCAACCCATTCAAATACTGAGTCTTGCCTGCCACCTTAACGGCGGTCAATGACTGACCCTTAAGATTTTCTGGGGAGTAAGAGCAGTGAACCCACCCCGAATTTGGCTGACCTTGTGTATAGAACTCCAAAATTAATTGCGTGTACTTAAGATTAGTTTCTATCCACTCTGCCAGCTCTGGATTGGGTACGCCATCAATCTCAAAATCGCAGGCTTGGCCCTTGCAATGGTCTGAGGTTGCTGAGCCGCCAGTGGCTTGGTTGACGGCTGGAGCCCTAAAACCCGAACTAATCTTGACAGGCTTGTCAAAGTGATCACGCACTGGCTGTAGGATGTTTTCGCAAAGCAGACGTAATGACTCAATCTGCTCATCATTTGGCGTATTGTCTAGACCCAACCTAGTGGCGGTATCTGATTTTGTTAGTTCTTTCAAAGAAAAATTGGCCGATAAGTTCATTTCTTTAACCTTTCGTTGTAAAAATTGCTAAGTTCTTGCTGGTGTCTGTCACAATTTGTAGATAGGATTTTAAGTGGCAATCATGCCATAACCAAAGGGGAACATCATGTTTAAGATTGAGATTGACATTGCAGATTGGGATTTCGGTTCAGATAAAGTGACCATAGAGACAACTGATTTCACTAAGGCGCAGATCATTCAAGAATTCATCGAATTTCAGCAGTTGCACGGCTGGGGCGTTGACTATGACGTAATCGATGAGTATGAGTACCAGTGCGATGAAGAAGAAGACTACGAAGACGAAAGCGCCGAAGACGAAGAATACGAAGAATACGAAATCGGAGAGACCGTAGAAGACGAAGACGGCTTAGTTTGGGAACGTGTGGCATAATTTAAGTGCAGTTGTTACTCACAGGGGAGTCTTTATGGCTCCCCTTTTTTATTCAATGCCGTGATCTGCTTCTATATCCCGAGCCAACTGCCGCCAGTCTAAGCTACGTCTATACAAGGTATATATACGCTCCTCGCTCAAAGGTTCAGATTGTCGGTTAAGTCTGTCATTTGCCTGCGCCAAAGCAAGTTGCGTTTCATGCAAAATATCATGCAGTTCTTTTATTTCAGATTTGAGATAAGCCACAAGGTCATACGTCATACACCTTACCCCTAAATTCGATTTTGCCCTCATCCCACTTGTGAATTAACTCAGGCCACATAAGGCGACCATTGTGGAAAGTTAGTACAGCCAGTCCACTGCGCCAGTTGGTAGGAGAGTCTTCAAGATAGTTTACAAACTGCGCCCCATCAGTATCAGCCAAAGTGCCTGTATCCACGCCAAACCTGTTTCCTGAATAATCTGCAAACGGGGTCACCTTGAGACTATGAAGGTGTCCTGTAACGATGCTTACGCCAGCATTGACTGTATTGTTGTGTGTAGCGTGTACACCGCCCTTCCAGCGATGTTTGACAACTACATTCTCTGTAGGCCAGCAAGACCAGCAGGGATGCCAAGCAGGGAAATGGTCTTTTAGGGAAAACCCTTTGACATACTCATACTGCGGCGCATTGGCAGCTAGTCGGTTCTCAAACCTTGCATCATGGTTACCCAGTGTCCACACTAGGTTTACATTGTGTCTAGCTTTCTTGGCAGCTTCTTCAATCTCACCAAGGGCTATTTCACAGGCTTTCAACTCTTGTATTACAGATGGTGTCGAATCGAATCCGTGCCTAGGATACTTGCTGATGCTTGCTCCATCGAAAACATCTCCGTTAGCTATAACAGCCTTGGGTTGAAATTCTTTAATTGCCCAAAGAAGACCTTTATATGCCGTTGTATGGATGCCAGGCCAGAAGTGAGCATCACTAAACACCAGAACAATGCCATTTTCAATCCCCAATTCTTTCCTAGCTGCATTTAATTTGACAGTTTGAGTGGGATTGTTCTTTGACTTAAGATTTTCGCTGTACCTAATCTCTATAGCATTTTTGCGCCTAAGAATGCTACGCAAATCCATATTGATGGCTTTTGCCATAACAGAACCCGATTCGTATGTTCTCCAAAGTTCAATGAATTCTTCATCGCTGTAAACAGGTTTTGGCATGACAACTCCAGTGAAGTTGCCTGAAATTAAACTAAATTAATGACAACAGCATGAATCTTAATGTGATTTGTTCAATGTTTCATAAACACTGTTGTAAGCATCAATGCAAGCATTCAGTTGCCTGATGGCTTTGTCTCCATCGTCTGTGATGGCGACAAGAGATGTAGCAGTCTCTCCGTCAAGTTCGGTTCCCTCTTGACTGCTATCTCCGCTGGCAATGGGGGAATCATTGGAG